CACCCAGGGTGGTGAGCTGCGCTGCGGCATCGGCATCGTCCAGCAGCGCGCGCCCTGCTGCCGTGCAGACGATCTCTTCAATGTCCCCAGCGCCAGCCGAGCTGCGCCCCAGCAGGCGATCCGTCGCACTAACGTTCTGAATCTTGCCATAGCTGACCACGTCGTTGTCGATCGTCCAGGTGGCGCCGGAGCCGGACACCGTGATGTCACCCTTGTCGCCATCGTTGATACCGGGACCGGCAGGGCCGGTTGCGCCGGTAGCTCCGGGTCCGCCGGCAACGCCTGTGGCTCCGGTGGTGCCGACTCCTGTGGCCCCTGTAACTCCGATAGGTCCGGTTGCACCCGTAGCGCCAGTGTCCCCCGCGGGGCCCTGGACACCTGTTGCTCCACTGACACCAACTGCGCCTGTAGCTCCAACTGCACCCGCTGCACCGCTGACGCCAATAGGCCCTGTGGCCCCAGTAGCACCGTCAGCACCAGCAGCACCTGCGGCTCCAGTCACACCGATTGGCCCGGTTGCTCCAATCGGCCCCGTCGCGCCCGTTACTCCATCTGTTCCGGCGGCGCCGGTTGCTCCGGTGGCGCCGGTTGCTCCGGTGGCGCCTACTGGACCTGCTACTCCTGCGGGTCCAGTGGCACCTGATACTCCAGCCGCTCCAGTTGCTCCTGAGACACCGATCACACCTTGCGGGCCGGTGACCCCAGTTGGTCCGATTGGTCCTTGGATACCCGTTGCGCCCGTGGCACCCACTGCACCGGCAGAGCCCTCAGGGCCTACGGGGCCGGTAGCTCCGGCTGCTCCGGTTACACCGACCGCACCCGTAGCACCAGCAGCACCTGCTACGCCGGTAGCGCCTGCTGCTCCGGTAGCGCCGGTAGCGCCTGCTGCTCCGTCTGCCCCCGCAGCGCCTGTGGCACCTGTCACCCCGGCTGGTCCTTGCGGGCCAGTAGCACCTGTTGCGCCTTGCGGGCCGGTTGCTCCAGTGGTGCCCACACCTGCGGGGCCGGTGGATCCTGTAGCACCGGCAGAGCCTGTCGCGCCGGCAGCGCCGGTTGGACCAGCCGGCCCCGTAGCCCCTGTCGCACCGACAGCGCCAGCACCGGGTAAAGTAGGCTCCCAGCGGCCGGCAGTGGCGTTCCAGGCCAGAACGTCGCCGTCGTCTTTGGTGCCGTTGGCCTCGACGTCGTGGAGGTCTTGGAGGCGATTGCCGATGGTGGAGCGCACCATCAGGATGCCGTTGGTGGCTTTGCTGATGACGGCGGCGACGGGAAGTTTGAGGTTGGGGGCGGTAGGTTCAGTTCTGGTGAAGCCGCCGGGGACGGCAGGGTTGCACCAGAGGATGTCGCCCTCGTCAAAGGCGTTGGTGTTGACCTGGCGGACTTTGCCGTAGGTGGTGACGAAGCCGTCGGCGCCCGCGGCGATGGCGTGGGTGGTGACGCCGAAGAACACATAGCCAGGCAGAGAGCCATCGGCGATCATCGGAGCGACGAGTAGGCGCCCGCTGTTGCCGACGGTGCCGGCGAACATGACGGCAGTACCGTTCGGGATGGTGCTGGCGGTATTGTTGCGGCAGAGGGTGAGCTGCTCCTGCCCGATCTGCAGGACGACGCCGCCGGCTTTGCCGAGGTCAAGGGTTTGCTCGTCAACGTTCCACGCGAGTTGGCCCTCGGCGACGGAGATGTCGGCGTCCAGTTCAAAGCCGAGGGCAGAGACGGTGGGGAAGCGGACCGGGTCGTAGGCGGGAAAGCCTTCGGCGGGTGCAGCGTTGGATTGGATTGTGACCCGCATTTGATTTTGCGGGCCGCCGGTGCGGGGCACGGCGATGGTGCTGACCTGGGTGCCGGGGTAAGCCTCGATCAGGTAGGCGCCGATGGGCTCAAGATCGACGGCGTTGCTCCAGTCGATCAGGAAGATCGTCCAGGTGCGGAGGGCGCCGGCATCGCTGTATTGGGGGATGGGCGTGAGGTCGGGGTCGCGGATGACCACAACCTCTAGGCCAGACACGGCAGTGTCTGGCGGTAGGTTTTCGCCACTGGAGCGGACGGCGATGGCGGGGGTGGTGGCGCCGTTGGGCAGCGTGTAGGTGCCGAGCGAGGCGGAGAGGAGCGTGGCCAGCTCATTTCGCAGTTCGAGCAGGTTCACGCGCTTCGCAGTGTGCGGCTATACCTAGGATTCCGGTCGGCGGCCGCTGCGCGGCTACACCGACACAAGGAGTACGTCGGTCTCCAACCACGCGAAGGTGCGGCGGTTGGGGATGGTGACGGTGTAGGTGGCGAGGGGGCGATCCACGTCGCGGAGGGTGGCGGGGCCGGAGATGGCATCGCCGACGGCGATGAGGCCGGCGCGGATGTTGCGGCCTTCCCAGGTCGGGCAGAGGACCCAGATTTGCTTGTCGTCGGTGTGGAGGGCGCGGACCTCGGGCGGGCGGGAGGATTCGTCGGCGGAGGCAAGAACCTTGTCCCAAGCGGCGAGCAGGATGGGGCTGTCTTTGCGCTCTGCCCGGAGTGCCAGTGCGGTAGCGGCGACCTCGGGGCGGAGCGACTTGTCGGCGTCGTCGCGGCGCTGGAACATGGCGAACTCCATCGCCGTGAACGGCTTGGGGCGCTTCTTGCTGTCACGGTTGATGTTGGCCGTGAGCGCCTGCAGAGCGGCGACAGGCAGTTCCTGTAGGGCGGCCTGGTCGCGGCGGATGCGCTGGAGTTGCTTCCAGGCGGAGAGGGCGACCCAGCGCAGCTCGGAGCCGAATGTGGCGCGGTGGAATTGGCCGGGGAAGCCGTGGGCTAGTTCCCAGAAGATTTCGCTCCAGTCCGTTTTGGCTTCGCGGGTGTTTCCGGCTGCGGCTTTTTTAGCTCGTCCTCGGTCGGGGGGTTGCTCGGCATGTTCTCGGCTTCTTGCTCGTCAAGGGCGAGCAGCCAGATCCCGTCGAAGAGGGCTTGGTCGAGTTTGCACGTGTCCTCCACGCTCCATTTGGGCTGAGCGAGGCGGTGGCGGATGAGGGCGGTGACGGTGGCCTCGGCGGTGCGCTGCTGGCCTTGCTTCAAGTACGTGTGGATCTGCTGGATGCGGTCGGCGTAGCGGAGTCGAATCGTGTCGGCGGCTTCTTCGAGTTTCGCTCCAGCGATGGAGTCCTCGATGATCTTGAAGGCTTCGGTGATGGTGATGGATTGCTCGGTGGCGATGGCGTCGGCGAGCTTGGCGGCGGAGGCGAGGCTGCTCTGCTGGGAATCCAACAGTTCTGCGATGGTGTTGGACTCGTTGACTGTGAGGCCACCGCGTTCTTCCATTTCGATGATGCCGGAAGCGTCGTTACCGATGCGGCGCTTCTTGGCTGGGGCGGGGGCCTGGACGAACGGCAGCACAGCTAGCTGTTGCGGATCTTCTCTGTCAGCTTAGCGTTGAGTTGACGAATGAGAAACGCATAGCGGTTAGCCTGCGTCTGGGTCTGGGCTCTCTGTAGTAGGGCTTTGGCGTCGGTCATAGCCTTAGATCGGATGAAGTGAATCCTAGTGCTGCTAGGGACTGAAGGCAGTAAGCGGATTCGCCAAAAGTGGTGGAAATGATCAGCTGGGGCGAGCCGTCTAGAGCTACGCGAGAAGATAGTGGGACCAGCGTTTTGTTGATTGACGCAGGGGTGCCGGGAATGTTAGGTGCGCCTGTGCTGGTTGGGTCGCCAAAGTCGTACCACTCGGCACCGGACCTGTAGTTTTCGGGGACATTCTTGTAGGTGTCGAAAGGTACTTGTGTTGCGCTTGATGTGTAGTAATCACTGTAGGCTACGGGCTCGTCAGTTTCTGCGTTGTAGCTCCTCTGCGCGTATATTTGGAACTTGGTCGGCAGAGGGGAGAGCAGTGTTATCAGGTCCGACAGAGCATCGGGTATATCGTTTGCCGTGAAGGTGTAAGTGCCGTCAAGGACTCTATAGGCAAGTGAGTTGCCGCCGGTTATCGTACCAAATCTGGATCTGGAGAAGAAGCTGAGTTTGACAACGTCTGCCAATCCGAAAGTCTGGAGTAGCTCGTAAGACAGCAGATCGTAGACTCCTTCGTCTGTTATTACGGGAGAGTCGAAAATGTATTGCGTGAAGTTTACTATGTCGTTGTAGTATATTGTCCATGGGCTTACCTGCAGTTCGACGCCTGCGTAGGTGATGCGCTTGTCTATGAACGGGGCTGTTAGTCCTGGCACGGCGCCAAAAACCGACAAGCTGTAGCCTGGTAAGAATAGACCGCCTTCAACCTCTGTAGGATCGCTTACGACTCCAAATATCTCGCCCATCCTTGTTGTCATCGTTGCTGGTGTATTGATTTGCTTTATCTTGGTATCGCTTACGACGACGCTCTTGTTTATAGAGCTTGTGTAGACAGGCTCTGGGGTGCGCGAGTCAACTGTGGGGATGACGTTGAAGATCAGCTCTGCGCCACGTCGTCGCGTGCCAGCGCTGAAGAGCGTCTCGGGATCTTCAGATGGTCCGGCTTGGACGTAGACAATCTCGAAGATGTCGCCGTCCGCGCCACGCTCCACGCCCCACGCCGCCTCGTCGTCGTTGCCGTTACCTACGACCGAAAGCTCGTAGTCTTCGCCGGCATACTTATCTTCGCTATAAATTGTGTAAACTGCTGCTCCGGTAGTAGGCAGAATTATTGAACCACCGGCACCGCTTGATTCCGTCAGTCTGTACTGGAAGCTGACAGAGTTTATCATTCTTCTTTTTTCCCAGTAGCCAGCGCCGTATGGCCAGTAGAACCAATCTGACCAGTCCGAAATGTATTCAGCGGTGTAGTCTATCCAGCCTTCGTTTTCGTTAAATGCGCTGGGAGATGACTGTGTTGCTGTTACCGTGGTCTGAGTGGAGCCGTTGCCTGAGACGACTTTGATGCCCTCGGCAGCGTTGTAGACCCAGGCGATTGACAGGTCAATGGTGCTTACAGGGCTGCGGAAGGCGGCGGGTTGTTGATCGACGCGGCGGAGGGTTGAACCTGCAGAGGGGAGGGGGCGGCCTGTGGCTGGGTCCAGGCCGGCGTTGATGCGGTCTTGGCGTAGCTGGGCTTCACCTAGGGCGGCGGCTTTCTCTGCCTGTGACCTCGTTAGGGCGGCTTGGCGGGCGGCAGCCTGCTGTTGGGCATTGCGGTCCAGGAGGCCGCCGTCGCCGGTTGTGACCGTGATACGGGTCGTCACGGCTTAATCGTCCTGGCTCAAATCAATCCTGTACGTCTGGACTTGACCGGCGAGGAGGACGATGTTGGGGTCTTCGACCATGACCGAGTGCGGATAGGTGGCCCCGTCGATGTAGAGCACGATGCGGTCGTAGGTGAAGCCAGCGCCGGTCGCGGTGAACTCGGCATCAATGACAGGGAGTTGGTAGACGCCTGCGGTGCCGTTGTAGCTGCCGGTGCCGATGACCTCGGAGTAGCGGGCATAACCGCCGCCGCTGACCTCGACCGATTGCCAGTTGGCCACGGTGCTCTCGGCGGTGTAGCCAGTCAGGGCCACTTGGCAGAGCATGACCTTCAGGGTCTCGCCCTCAAAGACCAGAGCGGCCTGCCGCTGCAGCTCCTTGGTGCTGATCGTGGTGGGGATCGCCATATCAGGTCACGGTCCAGGTGAAGATGCCAGAAGCGTTCCAAACGATCAGGAAGTTGGTGCCGGCTCCGGCAGATTCGCTAGTGCCAAAGTCAATGAAGGCCACCGGGGGGTCGTCGGTGTCGGTGTCGTTGTAGAGGATGGCATAGGAGGCTGTGATGCTGCCGCCGCTGGCGCTCCAGCTTGCATCGTCGGCGTCAAACTTGGCGTCGTTGGTGGTGACGGTGGTGACGGCCACGTTGGCCAGAGTGGCGCCGCCTGTGGTGTAGCCGTTGGCGTTAGCTACTTCGGTCTTGGTGATGCCCGCGAGTGTGGTGTTGGTCGCGTCGAAGGTGGCTGCCGTGCAGAGCATGACCTTGTAGGTATCTCCCACCGCATTGGCGCCGCTGCCAAAGCGGGCCGCCGTGTGGTTATACAGTGATACTGTGACGGCCATGAACAGGGATGCTCTTTACTGCTAGTTTACCGGCTGAGATTGCTTAGGAATCAGGGAATGGCGCGGTGGGTGCGGTGAAGTTCGCGGTATATCGGGCGACGCCTTTGGTGATCCTTAGATCGTCGATGTAGCCGTGGAACCACTCGCCAGTAGCTGCGCCTCTAGTGCTGATCCTGGTTGTGTTGTTGCCGATATTTGCCGTGCTTGAGAATGTCGTGCCTGACACTGTGCCATCCAGGAATACGCGCACAGTGCCGCTAGACCTAGTTACTGCCACGTGATACCAGACGTCGTTGGAAAACGTTGTGCTTTGACATCTATCTCCACTGTCATACCAGATAATGGCGTTTGAAATCACGTACAAAGAGTTGTTATCCGAGCTAGGGTCAAGACTGACAATGCAGCGATACCCGTTCCCTGCAATCGTCCGAATCCAGCCCTCAATCGTGAAATCACCCGTGCCGATGGCCGTGCCATCCGCAGGCACCAGCAGATAGTCGCCGTTCCCATCAAACAGCCCACTGGCCCCGCCGAACTTGCTCTGCGCAGTGCTGATCTGCGCGTTGCCGTTTGCCGTAACGGTGAGCGAGTTGGAGCTGCTGTCGGTAAATGTCGTCGAGCCGTTAGTGCCGTCCATGTGGAGCAGCAGCTCAACACTGGAAAAATTCGGATCTGGGGTTACAAGCACTATGCTTGGGACAGGTGCCGCAAGCGCTATATCGGTTGCTGCTACCGCGACGCTTACGCCCGCGCTGATTTGCGGAACAGGTGCCGCCAGTTCGATTGCGGTGGCAGGTACAGGTACGCCTGGTGGTATCTCAATCACAACACTGGGAGCTGCCGGCGCGAGTGCGATAGCTGAAGCCGGAGCAAAGACTGTGGCCGAGATGCTGACTTGTGGGGTGGCTGCAGCAGCTGCGATTGCAGTAGCAGGCACGCTAATTTTGCGGATTAGGGTGACTGTTAGAGCTGTTCGGGTGATGATCGGGTCGGGTTCGGTCAGCAACGTCAGGGCATAGGGCAGAGACGTGACGCTCAGCTTGGTGCGGGTGCGGGCAGAGACGCGGACAGTCTCGTTCCATGGGGGGATGACCACGGTGGCAACGATGGTCGGACCAGGAGTAGGGCCGACGTTGTCCCAAGTGGTGCCGTTGTAGACCCAGATGTCGTTGGTGGCCCGGTCAATGACACCGTCACCATCCACGGCAGAGGGGAATAGGGCATCAAGCCTGCCTTGGGGGTTGTCGGCAACGCTGACGATGCACCCGATCATCTGGTCGGGTGAGGTGTCAACGACTGACGGCGCTACCGGAAGGTTGGCGTAGGTGACGCCCGGTGCGATGGGGGTGTAGATGCCGGGGCCGGTCACAGGGGCCGGTGGTTCTTCGCCGGGATCCGGTGGAGGGGAAGGCTGCGACACAACGCAGCTGCGCACCACGTCGGGCACAGGTGCCGCGAGTACGATTGATGTCAGCGGGGCAGTAATCGTGGTCATGCGGTCCTCCCGACGACGCCCCAGTACAGGCCATCAGTAGAAGCAACGATCCCCTCGGAATCCATCGTCCAGGAGGTGCCATTGGTGCGGTACTGAGTGACGACGCCGTTAGCCGTCAGGTAGAAGGGGCCGAACGGTGCAGTCGGTAGGTTCTCGGGCACGGTCTGGATGTTCATGCCATTGCGGTTGCCGAACAGGATGCGGTTCTGGACTCTGCCGAATAGGGCGGCCTTGCTTTCGGCGTCACTCTTGGAAGAGTAGTAGCAGTAACGAAGCGGGTCGGGCGAGTCGATGACACGGGTAAACGTGTCGTCGGGGGCATAGGGCATGGACAGCTCAATGCGGCGCGTTGCGGTTGAACTGCCAAGGGCCAGCTCCAGCTCTGAGGTGCTTTCAGTTGTGAAACCATTGTCAGGGTCTCCATCATCGGCAAGGTCTTGCTTGGCCACCTCTTCATCGCTAGGCACCTCTTGGGCTCCGCGACTTCCTGTGACACTTGTCTCTACCGTCACGTCTATAAGGTAGAGGCCACCGAATAGCGTGTTCAGGAATGTCTCGGCTTCTGCAACGGTCGTAATGGCCTCTCTGGCGTTGGCGATTGCCTGCTGGCCTGAGATGGTTTCAGCCCACGGGCCATAGCGTTTGGTCACACGCTTTGTAAACCTCCCGCTTGTTGATGAGTAGACCTCAATCTTTTCTAGTTGGCCTTCTCCTTGGCCTAGACTAACGCGGCTGACTGCCCCGTTATCGTCGGTATACACGAGATCTATTCCGGCAGAGCCGTAGAGAAAGAGGAGGCTGCCGTAAGTTACCGCGGTGCGCAGGCTTTCGTTGCCGTAGCTGTCGTATGAGAATTTTTCTATGGTGGTCTTGGAGACATCAAAGTTGTTGAAGTCGAAGCCGTTAGACAGACTTTGCTGGGCATAGCCGCCTGCAATGGCAGCACTACCAGTTTTTTGAGTAATGATGCGCGTCTTTACAAGGTTGCGGCGCTCGACAACAAAGCCATCTATGGCATCGGGCACAGTAGGAGACCCAGTTGTGCTGCCTGCACTGCGGACGCGACCTGATTCAAAGACATCAAAAAGGCCGTAATATGTCTCTTCTCTAGCCGACTCAAGCCATACGTAGGTCTTGTTGATTGTTTCCCCTTCGTTGAATAGCTTGTAAGCGTAGGTTGTTTTTCCCTCACTGGTGGAGGTTGTGATGTCAGCGCCCCAGGACGATTCCAGCTCATCAGTGTCCTCGGTGTCGTCGGCAGCATCGCGGCAGGCCACCTCTTCGCCTTCCGGGGCTTTGAGTTTGAGGGTGTTGTAGCTGACAACGACCGAGTCGCCGGCAAGCTCTCCAACGCCGATGGGGGCCACGTCGATGACTTTGCTGTCGTCGAAGGAGGGACCGGAGCCACCGGCAGAGTCGAGGGAGAAGACCCGCAGGATTTCGGAGGAGTCGAGGTAGCCGCAGCGGCTTTCGGAAACTAAGAGATCGCTAAGGATCTGGACGTAGCCGGGGCTGAAGTCAAACTCGTCAACGCTGAAGCGGTTGGACAGGGCGAGGTTGGTTGCGCTGAGGCCAAGGCGAGTAAGGCACTCGTTAGCGACCGAGCTGGCATAGATGGGGATGACGACGATGCGGGCATCGTTCTGGTCAAAGTCTTCGTTCTCCGGGTCGTTGAAGGCGTTCCACTTGATCGGGTCTTTCAGGTCTTGGAGGTAGGTCAGCTTGCAGCCGAGTTCGACTTTGGTGGTGCGGCGGTAGGGGTCGGCAAAGCTGGAGAGGACGCGGAGTTTACGGGGGACCGAGCGGGTGATGCCCGACTTGGTGTAGCTGAAGGTGGCGACGGTGCCCACGGCAGGGCTGATGAGGCCGCTGATCTCGCAGCTGCCTTTGGTCTTGATCAGGCCGGAGCCTTGGATGTAGTCGTCGTTGACCGTGGCGCTGATCAGCGTGCCGAGCGAGCAGGTGACGGTGGCGCGGATGTCGATGCCCATTAGATTATCTGCACCGCGGAGAGCTGGACGGTGTAGCGGGTGGATTTGGCGCCGCCGTCAATGATGACCTCGGCGGTGGCTGTGGGGGCGGTGACGGGGAACCACGTGTTGGTGGCGGGCACGGAGGCGATGGTGGTGTCGTACCACGACAGGACGTCGTCGTAGGTGCCGGTGGTGATGTAGCCCTCGATGTCGCGGGCCTTGTGGGCGACGAGCGAGCCGGTGATGTAGCTAACCCCTGTGGCCGTTAAGGCCACGTCAGGGCCGTCGCGGCGGGTGAGCATGGGCTTGGTGAGGGTGACGACGGCGGAGCCGAGGGTGACGGTGCCGAGGTTGGGGAGGAGTTCGCTGCGCTCGCGGTTCTTCTCTTCGGTGCGGAGCAGGACTGCGAGGGCTTGGGCGGCATCAACGAGGGTGGCGCTGGCGGAGATGTAGGCGCCGGCCTGGTCGCCGCTGGGCGGCTCGGTGAACCAGCACGGCAGAGATGTGACGCTGAGGCCGTTGGCGGGAGAGATGGTGAGGTTGATGGTGGTGCCAACGGTGCCGCTGCTGAGTGTGTCCTCGTCGGTGATGCGCAGGTTGCGCCAGGTGTTGTATTCGCTGATCAGCGCCTGCCACTGGGTCGGGGTGAGCAGGCCGCTGACCTGGAAGGTGCGAGCGGTTAGACCAGTCCTCGCCTCGCCCTCGTAGCCGAAGGGCTGGGCCGTCAGGGCGTTGGCTGAGAAGGTGCCGATCGTGATGGTCATTAGAGTGCTCCTGCGACGTCACCGAGCACTGTGGCTCCGCTGGTGCCGTTGACGTTGACTTGGACGGTCCAGTCCTTGCCGGCGAGGCCATCGACTGAAGCGGCGAGGGCGCTGAGGTTGACGCCGAGGGTTTCGTTGCTGATGGTGATTGGACGAGTGGCCAGTTCAAGGGCGCTGCTTAGTTGCTTGCCTTGGTCGACGAGCTGAGTTTCGGAGCGGGTGAAGTTGAGGAAGCGATTGAGGCGGTTGACTTCGGATTCGATGGTGTCGTCGCCGCGCTGGAGGCTGATGCCGCGGCGGAGGGCCTCGGGTGCGGCTTGGGCGCGGAGATTTTGGAGTAGGGCGACCTGATCTCGCGGGTTGAGGAATTCGAGGTTGCCGCCACGTAGGTTTTCGAGCGAGCGCTGGGTTTCGGCGGCGCTGTCGCGGAGTTGCGTGGCGGCGTCCTTGAGGGCGGTGGCGCCGGTGATGAGGGAGAGTTTGGTTTGTTCGGCGGCGACTTTTTGCTGCTCGACGAGGCGGGCGGCGCCTTCTTCGTCGCCGCGGAGGCGGGCGGCGCCGATTTCAGCGCCGAGCTGGAGTTCACGGCGGCGGGCTTCGCTGATCGCCCCAGTGGCTTGCTGGCGGAGGGAGAGGGTGTCGCGGACGGGGCCGGCGGGAGCGGCGGCAAGTGCCTGGGCGTTGCTGATCTGCTCGCGGATCGCGCTGAGCTGCAGTGCAGATTCGGCGGAGATGAGCTGGTATGCGGCGGCGGTTTCGCGGGCTGCCTTGGTGCGGTCTTGTTCGTCCTTGAGGGCTTTGGCGGCGGTGTCGCGCTGGAGTTGGGCGGTACGCTCAGCGATCTCGAAACGCTCTTGGGTGCCTTGGGCTTGGCGTGCTTCGATTTCGGGTTGGCCGGCCTTGCGGGCGCGGAGTCGTGCGATGTCTTCGGCTTCGCGCTCCAGTGATACCTGCTTTTCGGCGGCGAGTGCGAGGTCTTTGTAGCCCTGGACTTGGGCGGTGATCAGCTTGAACTGGGCGCTGAGCAGGGAGCTGCGGCGGCCCTCGGCTGCGGTGGTTTCGGAGGTTGTGGTCGGGGCGGCGGCGCGGGACGGGAAGAGGAAGCGAGCCGCAGCGCCGAGGCCGCCGAGGATACCGGAGGCGGGGTTGAGTGTGTTGCCGACAACGCGAGCGGCGCCCCCGAGGAGGCCGCCGCCACCGCCGGAGGGGGTGGGGATGCGGGCCAGTAGGCTGACTGCTTCGTTGAGGCCGCGCAGAGCGGAGGCGGCGTCTGCGGCAGAGTCCGCGATTGGCGTCAGCGCGAGCTGAGCGAGGTTGATTGACAGCTCAGACCAGCTGCGGTTGAGGCGGTCCTGCTCGTCGGCGAGGCGCTTGGCCGCTTCAAGGCCGCCGTAGCTGGCGGCGAGGTCTTGCTGGATCAGCGCGGCGGCTTCGGATTCGCGTCCGACGGCGATCAAGGATTCGACTTGGCGCTCCAGTCCCTTAGAGGAAAGGAGAGCCCCCTGCTGGAGCGCGTCAAAGTTCTTGATCGGGTTGCTGAGGGCTTGGCCGAGGAGGCCTGCCTTTTGGATGATGGCGTCGAACTGGGCGCCGACGGCGGTGCCGACCAGGGAGAGGCCGAAGCCGAATTGACCGCCGATTGCGCCGCCGGCGCCGCCGCCTACTGCGCCGCCGACCGAGGCGCCGATGCCTTGACCGAATAGCAGCGGGAAAGCACCGCCGATCAGAGCGTTGGAGGTGATGTCTTGACGGCGGCGTCGTGCTGCGTCAAGTTGCCTACGCTGCTCAGCAGCTTGTCTACGCTGCTCCGCTGGATTTGGGAGAAGCCCCTGTGCGATGAAATTGGGGCTACCGGGGAACTGTCTGCCGCCTAGGACGGGGGAAGCAGGGCCTATAGGCTGTGGCAGGCGATCAGCTGTACGCGCTTGCTGTTGCTGCTGCAGTCGGGCGATTCTTAGGCCTGTTTCTTGCGTCTTTAGGTCACGAGTGAGGAGAGTGGAAAGCCGTTGTGCTGTTGCGAAACGTCCTTGCGCTATCTCGGCTTCAATGGCAGCAAGTCGGCCCAGTCGTCCTGTATTATCTACTCCTTTTGCTGTTAGGACGTTTATGCGATTTGTCAGGCTGGCGACTCTGTCTAGAGCCTTTTCTCGGGCGGTGAGGCTGTCTGCGGCGCCGCGTTGTTGGCCGCCGCGGGCGGCGAGGACTTGTTCGGGTGTTCTGGCGGTGCCGGCTCTGAGGGTTTCGACCCGGAGGGCGTTTTCGCGGAGGCTTACGTCGCGGCTGAGGAAACGCTGGGTTTGGCGTGCTGCGCGGAGTTCGCCCTCTTGTGCGGCTTGGGCCGCTTGGGCTAAGCGTGCTCTCTGGCCGGCGACGTCTACGCCGCGTGCTTCGAGCACGTTCAGCCGGCCCTGCAGACTTACCTGCTTGTCAAGGAAGGCTTGGCGCAGGCGATCCCCACCGCCACCACCGCCTCCGCCGGTGGCCATCATCCGCAGATCGACTAAGTCTTGACCTACGCGGTTAATGACGGCGTCGCTGGCGCTCTCAATGGCTTCGCGGGCTTGCTTAAGAAGCACCTCACGCTTCTTCCCGGCGGGGGCGGCGCCGAGTTGTGTGATCACCTCGCGCAGGCCGGGGACGTTAAACCCGCCCGTCTCAAGGCTGCGCCGACCCAGTCGAGCGAGCAAGGTGGAGCGGAGTTCGCCGGTACGGGCGGCGCCGACGCCTCCGGCGAGGATTTGCTGCATTTGGCCGCTGAGGCCGCCGCTCATGGCCTCGCGGGCGCGACGGGCTACGGTCTCGCGGGTGATCGGAGCACCGCCTCCGCCTACGTCCCCACCAACCACAAGGTTGAGGCGAACGTTGATAGGCTGAGCCGCTATTGAGGCTAGTTTTCTCTGGAGGTTATCGACCCGCGTATTGGCGGCGATGAGCTGTGAGTCGTTGAGGCGGAGACGATATTCCTTACTGAACGCTTTGCTGAGGCTCGTTCCAAGCGCAGCGGCATCTTTACCCAGCTCATTGATCAGGGTTTTGCTGGCCTGGAGCTTGTCGCGGAGGTCTTTGTCGTTGGCTGTTAGGCGTAGTTCTGCACTGCCGAGCTGCTCTGTCACGGGGCGGTGCGGGACTACATCCTAGGTTGCCGGGAAACTAGGAGGAAAGGAGCGGGTGGATGGCCTCGGCGTTGGCGGCACTGGAGAATGCGACGCTGGTGTTTACGGTGCCGGCAAGCGGGACGACGACCGATGCAGACACCGGGAACGTGCTGGCGAACACCGAGACGGTAACGGTGTCGGCGTTCCTGAAGGGGGAGAGCGTGGCAGAGACGACGTTTCCGGGGGTCAACGTCATCACAGTGCTGTATGAGGGATATGTGACGAGTGGAGAGCTGGATAGTAGGGTGAAGGTTGGTACTGCCGGGACCGTGGCGTTTGCGGGGCAGGATGCGACCGAGTGTGAGGTGCTGGAGGTGCGGCTGCCCTACGGGGAGAGCGGGCTGTTGGGCAGCATCCTGAGTGATGCCTTGGGCGTTAAAGTGCGGCTTGCAAGCCGCACGCAGAGCTGATGGCGACCGTAACGCTGACGCTGACCAAGTGGAACGCCGAGAAGCTGCTGGCGCGTTCCACGCAGATATTGGAGGATTTTGCGCCGATCATTGCGGCGGAGGCGAAGACGCAAATCACGACGGTCAAATGGAGCTGGCCGACCTCCACGCTGCGGTTCAGGAGTTTGAATCAAGGCGGCAGGCAGGTCAGTGGGACGACTAAGGCCGGTAGACCGTGGAGTGGGGTCGTGATCCCGGCAGGCAGTCGGGACATTGTGGACCGGGGCGGGCTTCTGAACTCGCAGCAGGCGCCCCAGGTCAGCAAAAACGTGTTGACGATTGCGTGGACGGCGCCGTATGCGCGGACGGTGCTCGGCGGAGGGGACTACGGGAGCTACGTCAATCCGGCGGGGAATCCGGTGGAGGTCGGGCAGAGGCCGCCGAGGAATTGGATTGAGGGGGCGTTCCAGGCGCAGCCGCCGCGGCGGTTCTTTGTGGCGCGGTGGAAGGAGTTGGCGCAGTAGGGGCAACAAAAAAGCCGGCGCGGGGCCGGCTTTGGAGAACCTCGGTGGAAGTGTAGCGTCAGGACACGGTGGCGACGGTGAAGCGGGGTAGTACATCTGTTCCCGCGTCGCCGACGGTGCCGGCGGCCACGGTGAGGATGTCGCCGACCTTGTAGTTGGTGCCGGCGGCGATGATGGTGGGGGCGGCGGTGACGGTGCCGCCGGCGGCCACCACGATGTCGGCGGTCGCGCCTTTACCGGAGCAGATACCTTGGGCGGGGTTGTAGCCGATGAGGGCGACGCCGCTGTAGGTGGCGGGGGTGAGGCCGCTGCCGGCGGTAGAGACGGTCACCGTGGCGATGGGGTTGCCCTGAGGGTAGAACTTGTAGGCGCCGTAGCCGGTCAGGGTGAAGGAGACCTTGGCGATGTTGCCGGCGACGATGTCCTCGGAGAAGTCGCCGATCTGGGCGAGGCCGGCGTGGACTTCGGGGTTGTCGCCCGAGTCATCGGTGACGGGGGTTTCGCGGTACCACTCCAGCAGGGTACCGTCGGCGGCTTTGATGGCGGCCTTCTTGAGGATCTCGTACCCGCCGTCGGTGACGTCGAGGTTCATCGAGCAGGGGATGCTGTAGCTCTGGCTCGTGATGAGGTTGGACTGGAAGCCCTGCTCAGAGTCGTAGTCAACGACCGACGTGGACTCGGAGGTGCCTTGGATGCCGGTGTTGTCCAGCGAGAGGATGCGGGTCAGGCCGGCGCTGGTGGTCGGTGCGGTACTCGCAGTGGTCCCAAGTTTGACGTAGAGCTTATAGCCGAGGCTAGCAAAAAAACTTCCGGTGGCCATGCTAACTGATCCCGGGACCGAGGTGTATAATCCTAGTTTTCCGTGGGCCGCACTTTCCAGCGCCTTGGCCTGCGGTTGTTGGCCTGAGTCACGTCGTCAGCCCAGCGACAGTTGCCAGGCTCGTAGTTCCCGTCGTTGTCGATGCGGTCGATGCTCATACCGTCGGGCGCCTCGCCCATGTCTTCAAGGAAAGCTTCGTAGCTGTCGAGCCAGCGCTGGCAGCACGTGATGCCCCTTCCCAGATAGTCCTCATAATCCGGGTTTTTGGGGTTGGTCGTCCGTTGCTTGACGTTCAGCCAGATACGGTAGGTACGCGAGATCCCCTCTGAGGGCCTGGCATGTCCGTGCGATCTATTGAGCTGCCCTGTGACCTCTCGCTTTATGCAGCCACAACTGTTGGTGTCATGCCCGAGGTTGCAGCTCACGACAACGGCTTCATTCCCGCATTCACACTTACAGAGCCAGACAGCCCGTTTACCTTTGTTGCCGACCTGGCGAAGAAGTGTCAGGCGTCCAAATACGTCCCCAGGTTTGCGTTTATAGGAGCAGCCGCAGCTTTTGCTTTTGCCTGCGTTTAGGGTGCTGGCAAGGATCCTGCGTTCGACTCCGCACGTGCAGCGGCAGAGCCACATGCCTTGCTCGTAACGGAGAACGGTCCATTGGCCGAAAACGCGGCCGGTCAGGTCTATTCTTTGTGGCATCATCCGAGGTAGCGGGTGGTCATGCTCCAGGGGCGGCAACCCGCTGGAGCACCCTATTTTACCCTTCCTCCGCCGCTTCTAATACGTCCCACGGGGTGGGGCGGGGGCAGACGTGGAGGCGGAAGTCTTGGATTTCGTGGTCGAGGGACTGGACGGCGGAGAGGGCCAGTTTGAGGGAGTCGCCGGTGATGTTGAGGGTGGCGCAGACCTCGGGGGTGGAGTGGCCGGCGCGGAGCATGTACTGGGCTCTCATGCCGACCGAGCGGACGGAGCTGGGCGCCTTGATGGACCAGTTGTGGTCGCGGATGAAGTGGCGGATCTCGCCCTCGCAGAAGACGCCGAGGAGGGTGGAGAAGGTGCCTTTTACGGGGTTCCAGGCGCGGCAGGTTTTGATGAAGGCGATATCGATGCAGCTGTAGATGTCCTCCTTGAGGAGGGCTGGGTACTTGCGGCACATCTTGCGGCCCATGTGGTTGACGAGGCCGCCGTGTTCGCGGTAGAGGCGAGCCACGCGCCGCTGCTCGTCGCGGTCCAGCGGTGTGGCGAGGTAGCCCCGCGGCTTTTTCTTTGACGGTGCCTGAGCCATATCAGCAGGCTAGCGCCTGCTGATAATCACGCAGTATTCCTAGTAGTCAGGAGCGCTAGCTCCTGACCCGCTCCAGCACGCCGCTCAGGCGGCCGGGGATGGTGCTGGTGGTGAGGCAGCCGAGGATGGTAGCGAGATGCGGCAGAGCGGAGAGGGGGCTGACGATCGAGCTGGAGGCCGGGGAGACGTCAGTGCGGAACTCCAGCTCTAGGACGTCAAGCTTGATTCGGCTCAGGTCTTTGTTGGGGATGCCGGGGACGAGCGCTGACGCGCTTATACTAGGCGTCTGCAGCAATGTCGGTGTGGTGAGGAGGGCGTTGGCGAGGTCGAAGGTGGCGTATTGGATTTGGTCTGGGAGTTCGTCGTCGGGGTAGTCGATGCCGTCGCAACTTGCGTCGGTGCGGGGCCAGTCAAGCGCTTGGGTTGTGGTGGTGCGGTCGCCGATCCACGTGAGGGTGTCGAGGCCGCGGGTGGCGGTGATGAGGGCGCGGGTCTTCTCGTCGGTCGTGGCCGAGGTCCAGGCGAGGGTGCCGAGCATCGTTTCCGCGATGGTGTCCGCTGCGGCGATCGACAGGTAGGAGTTGGCGGAGGCGCTGCCGACGGTGGCCGTGATCGAGGCGGGCATCAGATTTTGTAGGCGACGACTTTTCCGCTGGTGAGTTTGACCGAGGGGAAGATGCCGTAGATGGTGGTGCCGGCCGGGATCGGCATACTTGCGATGGAGTTGCCGGTGTAATCGGAGGCGACGGTATCGCCGGAGACGACGGTGGCTGCGAGGGCGGTGATGGCGCCGAATTTGCCGGCGTGGGCGGCTGTGTCGTCGATGTACTCCGCGCCTAGGTATTCGCTGCGTTCCATCGGGGCGGGGTCTTTCCTGTGACCCTAGTTTTCCGCAGGGCTCGCTACGCTCGCCCTGCCTTTACGGCTGCGGCGGGTGGGTGGGTGTTGGTCGTAGGTGCCGGCCTCGATGGTGTCAACAGGCGGAGAGGAGGCGATGGCTTCGGAGAGTGCTGCAGCGGCGGCTTCTTGTTCGCGGAGGCGGCGGAAGGCGTGCATACCCATGTGCGATCCAGCGGAGGGGGAGAAAAGCCCCGCGGTGGGGCGGGGCTGAGGTGTGATTGCGGGCGCAGAGCGCGACCAATCACGCTGCCGCGGCGGCTACGGAGCCGAGGCCGTAGAGGGTGATGGCGGGGGTGGTGACGGCGGAGACGTAGCCAAGGAAGACCTTGGCGGCGTTCTGGGCCACGGTGGCCACACCGGAGATGGTGACGCCCGCGCCGCCCTCCATGGTGATGGTGTGGGCGCCAGCGGCGGCGTTGATGACGACCACCATGAAGGTGGTGCCGATGGCGCAGTCGCTGCCGATGGCGGCGACGATGTCAGCGGCGGTGGCCGTGGTGTAGGTGGCGGCGCCGGTGGGGACGCCGCGCACGATCGAGTTGTAGCTGGCCACGGTGGACAGGGTGGCGGTGGCCGTGGGGGCCGCCAGCGTCATCTGTCCGGGGAGGAGACCGCCGGGGATGTCGCCCAGCTCAAAAAGGGATGCCATGGGTCGTACCAGTGGAGGAGAAAAGAGGGTGCCCCGCTACCGGCGCGGGGCGGTTAGATCAGCGCGTCGGCGCGTCAGTCAAAGGACGACGTGACGGTGATGCGGACGATGCCGATGTTCTCGGTCTCGAACACCTTTTGCCAGTTGCCGGCGGTGGCCAGGTCGGCGGTGGTGGGGTTGGCCGCGCCGGTGTAGCGGGCGCCGAGGGGGTGGTAGACGTTGTGCCAATCGACCGACATGGCGTCGGATTTGGCCAGGATGTCGCGGTCCACTTCGGAGCGGAGGGCGGCCTGCTGGCCGGTGCCGACGGCGCCGGTGGCCATCACGAAGCAGGCGAACTTGCGGTTCGGGCTGGTGCCGGAGGTGGGCACGTCCTTGCTGCGGATCACGCGCATTCCCATGTAGAAGGGAATGGCGGTGT